TGCTTTGCTGGTCGTTTAGCCATTGTTTCCATACCTCGTACATTGTTTTTGCTTGGGGCTTGATGTCCATATGCGTAGTAGGACTGAAATACTCACTATTTAAGCCAGTAAAGATGATGTCGTAGTTTAACATTAACTAGACCCCAACAGGTTATACCCGTAGAAGTGATCCCTAGCGTCATCTGCGTCTGCGTGGCACAAATCTCTCTCTATCTGACCAAGAAGCTCTCTTACAGCGTCCAAATCACCTTTAGCAATAACATCCAGCAAATGCTGGTCTATTCCTGACGGGTGGTTAGTTAGATACTCTGCTGTTTCATAGGCAAACTCCAATAAAACTGTGTTTTCTAAATTAGACATAGTGTCTTTACCTTTCCTGTTAGTTGATACTTCTTTATAGTACAGGCTATGCTTTGATTTGTCAATAGTGAAGTTATACAAGTTTTCCACAGCCCTCGCGCGCGTATGATACAATAAACCTACTCTCCCCACCCACCATAGAGTTTTTCCTGTTAGTTAATCTCTTTTGGGGGGAGTATTTATTTTAAGCCACAACAAATAACCTGTGCTTTTGCTTCTGCTTCGCTACAGGGATAGGCAACCTCACAAGACGCACGGTCTTGGAATGATAGGGGGTGTAGTAGGGTTCTTATTCAGTCTTAGTAATGTATCTAGCTTCTAACGCTTCTAGTATTTCTATTAACTCTCTAACATATTCTTTATTCACATGTATTTTGCTTGTGGTGGTAAATATAGTCATGTAAGCAAACTCTGGTTCGCCATTTTGTTTGTAAGTTACACCGTCTTTTGTTTGTACCATGTTTGGTCTTACTTGTATAACACCGTTATTCGTTTCGTAGTTAGCACTTCGTTTCATATCATAGCTCTCTTTCTTGTAGTTTGTTCTACCTACTGCCCCAGATTGTTAAGGTTCTAAATGATAGTTCATTCCTGAGCCGTCTGTATAACACGCCATACAGCTAGCGATAGTGAAGTCTGTAGCACGGTATCTTAGAGTCGCCGTTTGGGGTTACTTCCAGCCCTCTAGCCTCGACTTGACAAAGTGTACTTGAGTCTGATAACATAGTGTTAGTTACAGACAAGCCCCCACTATATGTGGGGTTTTCTTTGCCCCTATTTGTTTTGTTACAGACAAATAGTTATTAGAATACTACTACACCATCCCTCTATTGTCAATCAACCCGACAATAACCCACACGCGCGAGAGAAAACAACCCTTTTTTGTCGTATCTTTCTGGACTTTATAACCTTTTGTGTCGGTCTATAAAGCGTCCTGACAGCCCTGCGCGCGCGAGGGGGGGTAACCTTATTTTTATGGAGTGGCTCAAATTGGCTCTCAAACCTCTTTTATAGCTGTTCGCTGCTTCCCTCATTGTCTATAAACTCTATTAGTTCGTTGCTAAGGTCTCTGTCGGTATCAGCCAGGTGGCTAGCTAGAGCCCCTAGCACGAAATCCTTCCAGGTGATTCCCCTTGTGACTCTTAAAATGTTGAGCTTCTTGTATAGCTCTGACCCACTCATACCGTTTTTGTCAGTCAATTTTACTAGAATCGCTTTGTCTATTTGTCTCATATTATACCCTACCTTCTAAAACTCTACGGCTGGCCTGTCTTAAAGCTCTAGCCTGTACATCCAGCCAGTTCTCGTTACTATTTGCCATTTGGTTTAGGCTGCCATCTTTTCGCGTTAGTCTCTTAACCTCTGAGGGCGTGGCTAGGCGTTCGGCTATATCATAATCGTATATAAGACCGTTGCCGCCGTAGCTGTATTCATACCATCCAGTCGCACCGTTTAGCATATTTTCCCTTGTAGCTTCTAGCTTTTCATCGGCCAAAAACTGCTGTAATTCTTCGGCGTACTGCTTTACGCCTGTTTGCCATTTACTCATTATTTTTTTCCCTTCAATGTTGTGAACTTATAATAGTTTGGTTTCGTGTAGTACCATATTGTAAATAGTCTACCCATTACGCAACCGCCCCGAAGATGAATCCATCCCCGTAGTTAGTGAATACCAGCGTTGCTTCTGTTGGTATATATGTTATTGATATTTTAGTCATTATGACCCTTTCTGTTAGTTGTCTTGCTTAATTGCAAGCTATAAGGCTTATAAAAGCCCTACAGGCTGTAATTATGTTAGTTTTAGTTCTTTACTGTATACACCGTTACAAGCGATAATATCGCACAAGTCATTATCTGTAACACTGTCAATGTTATCGCACAAGTCATAGTATAATTCACTACTTACTACTTCTTTAGCTACTTCTTCTAAAACATTACGGCTAGTAGTATCAATGAACCTGTCATTGAACCATCCAAAGCCTAGTTTTTTGCTTATTAATGATTGCTTGAATTGTAATTCTGTCATATCATCCCTTTCTGTTAGTTACTTGCTTAATTGCAAGCGGCTGCACATAGTAGCCCGTTTAGGTTTGCGCCCAGACCTAGTAGCCCGTTTATATGCAACAGTATGCAATCAATGCTTGGAACAAGTTCCTTTATCAATCACTCATCTGTCAGTCCCGATTAGTTATGTTAGTTGAACCAAGGAGTGTAGCTTTTGGCTACTTCAGAGTAGTTGCCACTCCAACGGAGTTTTACTACTTCTAGGTGGTATGGTTCATTATTTACTTCGTATCGGTTCATAGCTTCTTCGGCTTCTTTGTGAACGCTTACACTGTCGTGCTTTATGTCGTCTCTAGCGTCTTCTAGATACTCATATGTTCGTACTTCAGTGTAGTGTCGTTCGTTACCTCGTCTTTCGGGTAGGTTGAAAACTGTCACTATTGCATAGTTGGTTGTTGTCATTGTGATGTCCTTCTAATAAGTTTATACACTTTATCAGGTGTTGCCGAGACTGACGAACGAGTGATTGATTGAATTGTTAAGGTGTGATAAACGCATTGTTTGCACTTATCTGTTGTCAAGTATATCTTACTATATTGATAGTGTCAAGTACATTATTATGATTATAGCGGTGGTTGTGGATAACTTGTGGATAACTGCTAGACGCTGCAATTGCTAGAATAGCGCCCAATCCACTCATACCTTACTAACTACTATAATAGCCATATAACATACTTAAACACGCCAAAACATACTCAAAAGCGCCCAAAACTATCACATTCCCGCTCAAACCTAACAGTTACATTATAGTAAGATAAATAGCAGTGTATCCAGGTACAAGGTAATACAAGGCAATATACATCACAATACAGGGCTAGAATAGATATCATTACCCGCATAATATACACCATACACCACACAACAGGGGTATAACAGGGGTACAGGGTATATATTAAATATATCTGTACAACAGGGGTAGGGAACCCTTAAATTGACAGGGGGGTATAGTTTTATGTGAGGGTAAAGATTTGTATTCAGCTCTCCACACATTGAACTTACTAAGTAAGTATTGAACTTACAGTAGCTAAGTAACTATGTACTTACTATGTACAAACGTGTACAACTATGTACAAACGTGTACAATGATGTACATGACAGTAGGTAACTTCAGGAAAGAATTAAAGAACTGCTTTGATGCTGCTTTACATGGCGATAAAGTTGAGATAGAGCGTGGCGGAGTTGCTTACTCATTAACTGCAGTTGGAATCGTAGGGACTGTCGTCCAAGCTCCCAAAATAAACTACTCGGTAAATGTACCTAGTAATATTCAAACTCCTGTTGGAGTAGTAACTCCTAAAGCAGAGATATTCCATAAACTTAAAGAATCTATTGGTATTGCAGCTGACGCTGTTAAACTATGTAAGATACATGGCATACCCTTAGACGATAGAGGACGCTGTATGCAGAAAGGCTGCCGTTACGCATGAAAACGAACTATGAAAACTAAAGCTATTATGAAAGCAAAGAGAGAACGTGACCTAGGGAACCCTACGGAGGAAGATAAGGTTGTAGTTGAAAAGGTGGTCGAGCTGGTAAAAGAAAAACAGATAAAACTTAATAAGAGACAGTATAACTTTATAGAGAATTACTTATTACCTACTTCTCCTACTTTTGCTAATTCCTACCAGTCGGCAGTAAAGGCTGGGTTTTCTAAGTCTTATTCTACTGCTATTACTTCTAATACTTTGGACCTGTGGTGGGTTAGAGAAGCAAAGAAGAACTTAGTTGGCTACGAGCCAGAGCATATTTATAGGGCGTTTCAAGGTATAGTGCAGTCTGCCGCTCAGGACAGGGATAAACTAAAAGCTCTGGAACTTATGGGTAAAGCTAAGGGTATGTTTATAGATAGGGTTCAGCAAGATGTTAAAGTAACTTTTATAAATGATGTGCCTAGACCCTTAAACGAAACAGCTGAAAGAATAATTATAGATGCCGCAGATTAAAATCCCAGATTATATCGCGTCTCCTAGACAGACTAAGTTCCATACTAGTGAGGCATTTGAAACGCTTTACGGGGGAGCTGCTGGTGGAGGAAAGACTGCTGCTCTTGTGGCAGAGGCTATAACTTATGCTATGCGTTGGCCTAAGTCTAGGATTTATGTTTTTAGAAAGACTATTCCAGAACTTAAACAGTCAGTTATACCAGAGATTTATAAACAATGTGCTGACTATATAAACATAGCAAAGGGTATGCATTACAACTCTCAGGACAGAACCTTTGTTTTTACTAACGGAAGTATTATTCAATTAGCCTACCTAGAGAACCCTGCTGACATGTATCGCTATCAGTCTGCTGAGATACATTTACTTTTATTAGACGAGGTAACTCACTTTACTTTGGAACAGTATGAGTTTCTTAAGACTCGTGTTAGAACTGCTGGCGAGCAACCACTTAAAGTGATGTGTGCCACTAACCCTGGAAACATTGGACACGCTTGGGTTAAATCTTACTTTATTGACATAACTGCTCCAGAATCAATCTATACTGATAGACATGGAAACACTAGGCAATTCATACCAGCTAAAGTATCTGACCACCCAGACCAAAAGTTTAGAGATACTTACACAAGACAACTGTCTAGTTTGAGCGACCCTAACCTAAGACGGGCATATTTAGACGGAGATTGGGATATTTTCGCAGGACAGGCTTTTGAGGAGTGGCGCAGGGAAACAGAAGAGGGTAAACCATGGCATGTTGTTACTCCGTTTGCTATTCCTAAGCACTGGACTAGATGGTTTGCTTATGACTGGGGGTATAACTCGTATGCTGCTGGAGTTTGGTTGGCGATTGACCCTGGCTCAGACAGAATATATTTATACAAAGAGTTTTATGAACACGCTTTAGCAGCTTCTAAACAAGCCGAAGTAATAGAAATGGGTACTGGCGACGATAGATTGTCTATGCGACTAGCTGACCCCTCTTTATGGAAACAAATTGGCTCTGCTGAAACTGGAGAAACAGTAGCCGCAATTTTTCAGAGAAATAATCTTATATTTCAACCAGCGAACAACGATAGGAAAGCAGGAAAGAACGCTATACACGAAGCCTTGATGCCTAAAGCTGACGGTATCCCTGGATTACAGGTATTTTCTAACTGCGTTAATTTTATTAGAACTTTTCCTAATCTTCCTGTTGATATAAACAGACCAGAGGATATAGACACAAGGGCTGAGGACCACCTTTACGACGCATTAAGATATGGGCTGATGAACAGACGACCTGGTAGTATGCCAGAACCTAAAATAAATCAAGACTTGGTAAATCAAAGAGAAAAGTATGTTAATTTTAGATAGTTGGTGTAGTAACAGCAATTTAGTGTATAATACGCTTAACTGGGTATAAGGGAAATAGCTGAAATATGGAAAATACTGATACTGCCTCAACAGAACAAAAGATACCAAAAAATACGCCAAGTAAAGATTATGTACAAATAGCAGTAGATGGGTGGAATAGTTCTTGGAATTATACATCTGGTTCTTATCACAAAGTCTGGGAAGATATGGCTAATCTTTATAACAGCAAGCGTACTATGGTTGGCTATAACGGCATCTCTGATACTTTTGTTCCTATGTCTTTTTCTACTATTGAAACTATGGTATCGGCTACTGCTGGCGAAAAGCCCCTTGTAGAATATATTCAGACAAAACCAGAACAGGCTAGTAATACAGAAGTTCTTAATGGGCTTTTTTCTTACTATTGGGATTTAGACAACTGGACCAATAAACTTGTTTCTCATACTCGTAGTTATTTCAAACTAGGTACAAGTGTTCTAATGGTTTACTGGGATATTGACCACCCTTGTATTAAACATATTCCTTTAAGAGACTTTTTCTGCGACCCAACAGCTACAATCCTAAATTACCAAAAAGCTGGTTATATGGGTTACAGGTTCTTGGCAAACAAAGAAGACCTTGCTAAAGAACAGATTGTAAATCCAGAAACTCAGCAACTAGAAAACAAATACAAGAACTTAAATAAAATTAGCGGTGATTTTCAATCAGGCGACCAAACAGATAAAGAGGACAAAGATACTCTTATGGGTTCTACTCTTGACGCTAAAGCCCAAGAAGGACAAGTAGAAGTTATTTGTTACTGGACAGAAGAAGAAGTATGGTATGTTGCAAACCGTGAAGTAGTAATCTACCAATCTAAGAACTACTACAAGGAACGACAGCAATTCTTAGGTTGGAAAAACCCAGAGGGTATGTACCCATTTATAATTGACTCCTACTTGCCAGACGAAAGCCTGTTGTACGGAACATCAGTATTACAATCTATTGCTAAGCCACAGGAACTATTAAACGACCTTACTAACCAAAATGTAGATGCCGTATCTTGGTCGCTAGACCCTGTTATGGAACTTGACCCTCAGTACGCTTCTTACATAGATAAAATTAGAAACGTTACTGGTGCTGTATATCCGTTTAAGCCTGGAAGTTTTTCTGCAGTTAATAAACCACAAATCCCTAGCAACGCTTTTAACGAACGCTCTAACATAAAGAACGAAATCAGAGAGACAACAGCAGTAGATGAAATCATTAAGGGAGTGGCAACAAGCTCTCGCACAACTGCTACTGAAGTTAAACAACAGGTAATATCATCTGGACGAAGATTTGATTTAGTTGTTTCACAAATAGAAAACGGTGGTTATTACACACTAGCCAAATTAGTATTTCAAATGGTTCGTATGTATGTTACTGAGCCAACTATGTTTAGAGTCTTGGGAAAGACTGGTGTTGATTGGGATACTTATGACCCACAAATGTTTCAAGGTGATTACGAACCACGCATTAAACTTAAAACTACTCTTGACCAAGAAAAGAATAAAAAGATGCGTGACCTTAAAGAACTGTACACAGCTATGCTTGGAAACCCACTTGTTAATCAGGCTGGCTTAACTCGCATAATCTTACAGAAAGCATTTAATCTTGAACCTGATGAAGTAGACGGTTTAATGGTAGACCCACAACAACAAGCTATGGCATCACAGGGCGAAGACCCTAAGGCTAAAAAAGAAAAGACCCCAGAACAAATCGCATTAGAGGGTATCGCTAAAAGTTATGTAAATACCAATCCAGATGTACAGGCACAATTAGAAGAAATGGCTGGACTACAATCATCTGTTGCCCACGAAGGTGCAATAGAAGCTCTAGCATCTCAGCAGTCAAAAGACCTTACAGTTAATCATATGACTTCTCTACCGCAAGATGGTTCACCAATAGGCGTTGCACCTATGAATCCACCACTTCCACCACAAGCCCCTGAAGTACCAAGTACAGGGGTACAGGAATAAACAATGGATGATTGGTCCAACCAATTTAATAGTTTACTATCCTCACCTTTAGGTAAGGAACTGATAAGCCAACTTAATACTAGAAAGGAGCAGTTAGTAATGGACGCTACAAAAGAAAAAACACAAGAAACTGCTTTTGGCTTGCTTAAACAAGCATCTGGTGTTATTTTAGCTATAGAACATTTACAGTTTCTATCAGTTTTACCTGCAGACGAGGGGAGTAAGAACAATTAAATAATTGCCCAGCTTACTCCCCTAACTCTGGGCGAGACTTTAACAATTAAAAAAAGGAAGTATGATGGATACCACAACTACTGATGGTGGCGCGCAAGCACAACCACAAGAACCAGTGGCGGTTACAACGGGTTATAATTCTGACCAAGTTATCTCTACAGATAGCAACGGAACACCAGACCTATCACCAGTTACATCACAAGCAAGCGAAAGTGCATCAACTGCTAGTGAAGCCGTTTCTGAGAACGAAAGTTCAGACGCAAGTCAAAATGAAACACAAGCTCAAACCGAGCAATTAGACGACGATATTGTCGCATGGACGGAAAAGAAAGGATTGACAATAAATCTTGATAATCCAAACGAGTTAAAACTCGCACAAATGCAACGAGAAGCCGAAAGAAAAATGCACGAAGCCAACAACAAGTCTAGGGAACTGGAACACTCTGTGTACCAAGCACCTATAGATTACACTGGAGACCCTAATATAGATGGATTGGCTCAGTCGGTTAATAACCTATTGATACAAAACAATGTAAGAGAGTTCTTTAGTGAAAATCCTGATGCTCGTGAATACGAGTCAGCTATGGCAACATTAGTATCTGAGAAACCTTATCTGAAAGATGATTTGCGCTCTTTGTACATATTAGCCAGAAATGACCCAGCACGAGATGCAGAATTAAGACAAGCTGGTGGTCGCGAAGCTTTGACGAACCTCGCACAGAAACAACAACAAATCCCGCCTTCATCGGGCGCTACTAATTCTGGAGTATATCAATCTGAACAAATTACACCTCAAAATGTATCAAGTTTAGTAGATAAAAACAGTCAAGAGTGGTTTGAAAAAAACTACAAAGCAATTAGTGCAGCGATGGAAGCGTAACACTAAACTAAACTGAAATAAGAAAAGAGAAAACACAATGGCAACAACTGGAGCATATGGTTCTGGTAACGTAAACGTTGGCGTAACAGCTGGAAACGTTTTTCGTCCTAACATCTGGAGCAAAGAAGTTTTAATGTTTGTAAAGAGCAACCTTGTTCTATTACCACTCATTAAGCACTATGATGCAGATGTGCAGTCAGCTGGTCAAACTTTGGAAATACCAAATGTTAGCACCATTTCTGCAAACCTAAAAGCACAAAACACTGTAGTGACACTAAACTACAACACAGACACAAAAACTACTATAACTTTGAACAAGCACTACGAAAGCTCATTCTTAGTTGAAGACCTATTAAAGATTCAAGCAGCTTACGACATTCGTAGCGACTACACACAAGCAGCCGCATATGCAATATCTGAAAAGATTGACTCAGACATAGCAACAAACATGACAAGCACATGGAAAACGGCTTCACAGACTGTTGGTACTTACGGTACTGCAATAAACGATGCTTGCATCTTGGCTGTAAACCGCTACCTAAGCGAAAACAAAGCACCTCGCACAGACCGAAGTCTAGTTGTTCACCCTAAAGGTGAATCAGAACTATTGGCTATCGACAAGTTCGTTCGTTATGACGCACTTGGAACTGGCGAAGCAATTAAAGGTGGCAAGCTTGGAACTATTTACGGTGCAACTGTATACGTTTCACAGAACCTTGTTTACCTTGATACTGTAACTGACGAATACAACCACCTATTCTTCCACAAAGAATCATGGGCTGTCGCAGTTCAGTCACAACCTCGTACTCAGGCTCAATACAAGCAAGAGTACCTGGGCTGGTTAGTAACAGTGGACGTACTTTACGGTCACTCATCACTACGAAGCAACTTTGGTTACGTCGTAAAAAGCTAATCAAACACCTCACGGTATAACTAGACTCCTGACGAGGAGTCTTTTTATATTGTGTTGCTTTATTTAGAACAACTTGGTAATATGAAATTATAAATTAAGCGAGGGCAAGCGATGAAATCTCCACTAGCATTTGATAAAGAGACTGTTAAAAAGTATAAAATACCAAAAGAAGCAGAACTACACCCAAGACAAAAACTTGCTTATCTTGAAGAACAACTTAATCAGTTAAAATCTATGCAGTGGCGTTCAAGAGTTGATATGGTACACGCTACCAGACTATCTGAAAGCGAGAACGAAGTATTAAAAAACAAGGGTTTACAGCAACTAGGTACACACGCCAACGAAGTAGACCAGTTTAGTGGTGCAATCTCAATGATAAGTTTATTTATAGATGAGTTAAGGGCAGAAAATCCAAATGTCGGTGAAACAAAAGCATCAGACAATCCCGACGGCTACTAAGCCAGAAGCTACTAAACTAGCAGTTATTTTACCTAGTAGAGGGTTAATGTTCTCTGAAACATTAGAGGAACTTTTAGGCGAGCTTGAAGGGCTAGACTACGAAATATACTGGTCACACGAAAAAGGATTACCAGAGTGTTTTAACGAACCAACTGAGAGAGCTTTAGCTGATAAAGATAACTTCGCTGTTTTAATAGTTGAAGATGACATGATTATTCCTAGAGGTGTTCTAAATAGAATGTTTAATAAAAACTATCCTGTTACAGCTTTAGATTATCCGTTTCAGCAGAATGGCGATTCCACTTGTTTACACGACCCTAATGGATTTGCGTACTGGACTGGAACTGGTTTTATGCTTGTAGCCAGAGAAGTGCTAGAACAGTTTGAAAAACCAATCTGGCGCACAGACAGAACATTTGATCCATTTATAGATAAAGACACAATACATTTCTGGCCACGCAAACTTACTAAGATATTCTATGGATTACACGACTTAAACTTTGGTATGGTGCTTTACTCTGCTGGTGTACCTATTATGCCAATGAAACAAAAAGCTGTAGGATATATAGAAAAGCATCACATCGTTCCTAAATGTTTAG